ACCAGTACTTGCATCATAAACCAATTTATTTTTATATTTGGTCATAATGTCACGAATATACTGTTCAGCCTTTATCTTAGGAAGATTCCCTACATCAACATAAAAAATTCTTCTTTGTGGTGCTCTGGATATTTTATAAATTACAGAAGCATCTTCCATCATTCTTAATTGGTTCAAAGGCTTAATAGCTTTATGAACATAACTAAGAACCATAGATCTTCTAGTATCCATCAATCCTGAATTTATACTAATAATAGAATCTGGAGCTATTTTAATTCCTATAGGACCATATGTAGAAGATGATGTTTTTTCAGATAATTTATCATTATATAAGAAAAACTCATTAACACCTACTATAACTTCTACTCCAGTTACTTCATCTTTCTTTTTCTTTATTTCTCTTACTTTTTTGATCTTTCTAGGATCAATATATCTTAATTCTTGAATTCCTTTTTGAGGATTATTAATATCTATAAGAATATGATAATTCAATCTCCCATCAACATAAAATCTTCTAAATATATCAGAAGCCATGTTATTATAATTTAAAAGTCTCAAGATATTATGGAATTCGTCCTCTATGGCTTTTTTAATTTTATCAGATTGTTTTAAATCGTCCAAAACTATTTTTGTAATTAAACCATCATCGTCTTGAACTATTGCTTCATTAACAACATCTTCAATAGCACTATCAACTTCAGGTTGAAGGCTCATCTCACGATATCTAATTATTAATTCAACTTCATTTTTAGCAGAGCCATCAACATCGATGGCTGTTCCGAAAAATGCAGAAGAAGATATAGTAAGAGAACCATCATCGTTTGTTGGTGGAGCAAACGATTGCTCTACTTGTACTTTATCTTCTTCCTTTTTTCCAATTTTGAAGCCAAATAAACTAAATCTGCTTTTATCTGCCATTATTGTCTCCAATCATACTATATATTTTTATTTAATTATTAACTACGTCATTTGTCCAATATTGATATGCAAATGTAGCACTAAATTCTTCAATAGTGTCATTATTTCCCCAATCTAAAGTAACTGGAGAAATATCAATAGGAAATGCTTGTATCATTTTATATGTAGCTATTACAGTTCCTGCTTTTCCATAATGAATGACTTCAGCATCTTTCATGTAAATATCTGGTTGCACATAACCAGTAGTTCTTAAATTTGATTCATGTGTTTTTAAACTAGCCATCCAAGTTTCTAAAGCAGATCTAGGACCAGATGTATAGTCATCTTCATCAGAAAGTATAGATACAGTCCAAGGATCAAATGATCTATCGCCAGCAAATTTAATCTGTCTTCCAAAGTAAAATACTGGAGCTACTCCAATACTTGAACCTGGAATTGATGTTGCTTTTGCTCTATATGTAAATTTTCCTGAACCATTTATTGCAGGAAATATAATTTCAAATAGATTAGGTCTTGCCCCATCTACAGGCATATTTGTTATAAAATTTGTAATTGAGAATGCCATTTTTCTTATTCTCCGTATAAGGTATTGGTATTAATATTTATGTTATTTATTTTGAATGGGCTAGAACTCTAGCCCATTCATTTAGGTTTATTTTAGAATTTACCTACAACGGTGCTAAATTCAACACCACTCTTAACAGCAACAAAGTTCAACTGAATAAAATTAATGCTCTTTGTAGGTTTAATATAAATGTCACCAACAAACCCATTAGAATCTATAACTTGTGGAGTATTATTTGTTGAATCACAAACAACCAAATAATCATATATTCCATTTTTAGCTTTAACTGCTCTTAAATAAGGTTCAACCATAGCAACAAATTGTGATCTTGTAAATTGATCATTCATTTCAAATAGAGAATTTAATGCAGCCATAGAAATACTCTTTTCAAGAGTAATAAACAATCTACGAACATTTATTCTGTCAAATGCAGATGGAGTACTTAATAGAGTTTTATCACCGAATAACATTGGACCTGTTCCTGTAAAAGATACAACCGGATTAACTCCGTTCATGTATAACGAATCTCTTTCATTTCTTAATGGATTCCATGCTAATTTAAGAATATTTTTAATAAGTCCTTTTTTCATTCCTGCAGGAGAAACCCAAGTGTCATGAGTTAAGTCTGTTTGAGCACAAAGTCCTGCAATGTCAGCATTTAAAGGAACCCAACGATATATGTTGTTGTATGGGTCTAATTGATATTTCCACCCACTATCAACAACAGCATAAGAACTTTGTCTATCTAATGTATCTAAAAATCCACCTACTCCTAAAATATTAGTTAATTCAGATCCTTTGGCTGAAACAACATCTTCATATCTTGGGGAAATAAAGACCATTGCATCTTTTCTTCCAGTTATAGGATAATTCTGACCTTCAATAATATTATCAATTAAGTATTGACTAACATCTATTGAAGAAGCTCCAGTTATACATAAATTAACTTCAAATGCATCTTTATTTTTAAATTCATCCCAACCTCTAATTAGATCAGAAGAGTCTAAATCATTTCCGTTAGATCCATTATCTAATTTAAAGTACATATTAGGGGTTTGATCAAATTCTATACCTTCTCTAACTGATCTATCCCAAGTATCTGAAGTATTAGCATAATCAACTGGGTCCATTGCATATATATAATTAGATCTTTCAAATACAGCTTGTTTATAGTAACTGATTCTTCCAGATGCATCAATAGCATCAAATGCTTTTGATACCAGTTCAAATTTTTCTAATACTTGTCCTTTTTGTCCTGAGAAAATACCATTAGTGTCTACTACTACTATATGCATTTCGTCATTTGCAGATCCCTTAAGTGATGCAGATTCAGAAGTTTTTGGAGGACTTTTGAAATAATTTTTATAATTCCAAGTTGAAAAATTATTAGAAGAAGTACAAACAGAAACTGTTAAAGAATCTCCAGAAACACCAGCATATCTAGCTACGAAAGGCCCAAATTCATTATTATTATTTTTGTGTAAATAGTCAGTTTCATAATCAATTTCATTTTTAATTAAAGTAGTATTAGCTGAATTTAAAATTTCAATTTCTAATCTATCGGTTGTTGATACATTTGCTGTTATCTCTCCAGACAGAGTTAAAAGACCACTTTCTGTGTTAGCATCTGTAATTTGTAATGTATTAACGTTATTTCCAGTTAAATACCAACCAATTGTTAAGTTAGATGCTACATTTGCATCAACCACTAAATAAACTTTTGGTTCTAATGTATTTGCTTCTAAATTTTGACTAGGAGTAAGTTGTCCTGCGTTAGTATAATAAACATTAGCTGAAGATGAGTTCAATGCTGATGCTATATCTATTCCTCTTACTACCCAAAGACTTCCCCCAGCATATGATAAAAAGTTCAAACAAGACATATAACAAGTACCAACAAATGCATTTAATGATGAATCTGTTGGTGGTAAAAATCTTGTTTTTAAATTTTCTTTAGTTGCAACCATAACAGGAAAATCTGCTGGACCCCAATTGAATTGTCCAACAAAACCACCTGTAGAAACGCTAACAACTGAAACGTAATTTGTTAAATCGATTTCTCTTACATTTATTCCTGGTGAATTTTGTGATGATAATGCCATAAAATAATCTCCTTGATTAAAAAATTCTTATACTCTTATTTATTAAAAATAACTTTTTTACAACTATATTTAAAAATCTAAAAGTTCTTTAAATAATTTTTCATAAGGATCTTTATCTTTAGTTTCTATCCATACAGTATCTTCTGAAACAAAAAATGGAACTTCTAATCCACTCCATTTATCAATGATAGGAAGAATATCATCATCGTCAGATATGTTAAATTTTTCTAATTGTAATTGTTTTCTAATATCATGATCTACAATCTCTTTAAAATATTTTTGAGTAGATAACCATCCAAAAATAACTAAAGTCATAGCTAAATCGTCATTACATCCTTCTTCTGCTTCATATGAATTAGAATTTGAAACAAAAGTAGTTAATTCTGAATAAGTTTCAAAATCATTTATGATTAACTTATCCATTTCAATTAGAGTTTTTAAAGTAGAACACCCCATTCTTTTTACTAATGGAGACATTTTTAATCCTAACGCCATACCATTTCCAAATCCAGATGATAATGTTTGAGCTTTTTTATTTCCAGAAACAACTCTCATAACATTTTCATATTCAAGATCATTTTGTAATATTTCAGCAACTTGCGGATTATTATTTATTTCAATCAAAACATATGCATTATTATAGTATACAGCACACATTTGTAGTATATTAGGATATAATAATGGAGATATTGTATTATCTCTGAATCTAGCCACTTGTTTATACGGCATTGTCGAAACATCGAATACTGAAAATGCTGAATAGTCTAAGTTTCTACCTTCAGAAACATCGACAGTCAT